TAAAATTAACTGTAATAGATTAGTGAGTGTTATGTATTTTAATTTATTCTTACATCTAATGTCCAGATACTCAATATGCTTTAAATGTTCATAACCTTTATTCTTATAAAAAATTATTCTTTTTGCTATAACTGTAAAATTATCTGACAAAATATCATCTCGTTCTGTCCAATCGTGGGCTATACCATGTATTATCTTTTCTTTATCTTCTTTATAGCCTGATAACTCTTTTAACTCTTTTTTCTCAACTTCCTGATTAGCAAGTTCTGGATCTTCTTCAGGATACTCTTCATCCTCATCTTCTTCATATTCATCATCTTCATCTACCTCAGGCTCTTCTTCATCCTCTTCATCTTCATCTTCATCTACCTCAGGCTCTTCTTCATCTTCATCATCTTCATCTACCTCATCTACCTCAGGCTCTTCTTCATCCTCTTCATTATTATCTTTTGGTATAGCTTCTCTTTTTATTTTTTTAGTTTTACCAGTTTCATCTTTATAAGGATCAGGGGTATTTTCTTCTTCAATAGGTTTTTCTAATTTACTAACCAAGAGATGAACTGCATCAGTTAGTGTTGTAATTTCATTTTCAAGATGTGCAATTCTCTTTGATCCCTCTATTTTAATTTGCATATCTTGAATTTTTTCATGTAAATCTCTAGCTAAAACCATTCTACAAACCAACTCTTTCCCACAACTGAACTATTTGATCCATTATAAATGGTTAAATATTTTTCAACCCATTCACTTTGATAATGTAATTTTTTTTCAAAGTAATTTAACTTTTCTTTTGCATGATCAATATTAGACTTAGCTTGATTAATCATTTTACTGGATCTTTTTTGACTAACAAATTTTTCATGAATAATTATGGCTAATTCAACACTATCTTTTAAAGCCATACGAATAGTAGCAACATCACAAATTGATAAATCTGCAAAGGTAAAACTATCATCTTTTTTTAAGTTCATATTTAATTTCTCCCTATCTAAATATTTTATATCCTAAGAATATAAGAATTATTACAAGAATAGTCAATCCAATATAAAGGCTCATTCTTCTATTTCATCACTAGCTTCAACAAAGTCAGTATTTAATATTTTATAGGACATAATGTTTAACCGCTACCTCTCTCCATTTCTTATCACTTGAAAATTTATATTTACATTTTTCAGGATAGTTTCCCCATTGATTACCAAAATATTTTATGGTTTTTCTAAGAAAATAATCATGATTATAATAATCGTCAAAATCATGCTCGGTGATTAACGTATGCAAACCACCTGAGCATTCAATTTGTATGTTGTAAATTTTTTCTTCACTCACGAAACAATTTCTCCATTATCATTTCTAGTAATGTCTAAAATTTCTTTTTCATAAACTATACTTAAACCTTGTCTTTCTAACTCCCTCCAAAGTTCAAGTTTAATTGTTTCAGACAACTCACAAACAACATTAGAAATTTTTTTCGTTTCAGAATTAAAAGTATTTTTTTCATGAAATTCATCCATATCACCTGTAATTGCAAAAAGCTTTTCAATGATATCAAAATATACTTTTCTTTCGTTTTTTTTAAATCCGCATTTATCAACTAAATGTTCATACTTATAACTATCTTCACTCATGTGTTTACCTCCGCTTCATCTGGGATATTATAGGAATAAAAATATTCGACAAGTGTTTTATCTGTATTAGATACATGCCAAGGCTTTTTAAAAGTAATGCTAGTTTCATCTGGTCTATCCATTTCTGAACAACCATTTTCAAGCCAAGCGTCAAATTCAATTATAAAATCTTGTGTTCTTTGGTCATGTAAAAATTCATACATTTTATTTTTTTCTGGATGCCAAAACCTCGTATGTTCTGTTTTAACACTTATGACATCCCCTCGCATTAAGGGAATGCCATTTTTTTTCCATACAGAATATGTTGTTGGGTGTGTGCCTAAAAACTTTTCTACAAAAGATAAAGCGATTGGACAACAAGCCGTACTACTTTCACCTTCATCAAGGTGAATATCTTTAATATCTATACTAAACATTTGCCAACCTATCTGCATGAAATGATTTTAATTGGCTCATCATGATTACAGTATTCAAAGCAACACTTGTTCCCATATTAGGTTTCAAGATACTTGGGTTAAAATCTTCCCAAACTTTTTTGACATCATCTGTAGTCTTACAAGTTTTTAAATACTCTCTCATAATTATTTGCACCTCATAATACTTCTTGCAATACTTTCTTAAAGCTTGATACATAATATTTTTTTGTGTTGAAAATTCACACAAAGTATTATGTTCCCCTAAATCTCTAACCTTAAATCTTAGTTTCTCATGTCTGGCGTCAGGTATTTCTAAGGCAAAGGGATTTTTATTTGATTCTATATTATTTCTTTCAACAAACTTATCATCCATATAAATATAACTATTGGTTTCACCTACCTTTCTGTAATAAGTTCTTTCCTTGTCAAAGTTTTGTGTATCATCTCTAGTGCACATCACAAAAGGATTTTGATTATCTTTTAAAAATTGATCAAAGTACAAACAAGCTATATAAGAATCATTTAAGTCAAAACTGATCGTTTCATTTTTCCAATTATGATAATAAGGCTTTTTCACTCTAATTTTTTCTCTTGTACCCTCAATGTAAGTATCTTCGTCCTGTTCCACATCAAATGTTGTTTCTGCATTAAAATTGCTTCTTGTTGTTGTTAGTCCAAACTTTCGTAAGGTTGCTAAATCTTGATCACCAAAAAATTCATAACACATTTTTTTAACGATCTCATGAGAAGCTAATCGTAAAGATTTAAAAGTTTCTACTTCCTGATCTAATTTTTTTCTCTCATCAGTTGTTGTTTGTAAATAGATACGACCATGCTCGTCAAGTATCTGAGTTCTTAAGGTTTGATTAAGTTTCATATTTATTTCTCTCCATAAAATATTAATTGGGATATTATAGGAATATTTTTTAGTAAATGTCAAATGAAAAAAGCCCTCCTGTATTTAGGAGGGCTCGTTAAAGTGGGAATTAATTAATCTTTATATTATTATGTAATTTTTTCAACAAACTTTGCTAATTTTTCTAGCAACCAACGTAAAATCATATTTTTACTGCCTCCTCAACTCTAAATTCTTCTTGTTTTTGATATCTAGGTAATATTTGTTGTTTGCCATGTGCTATTATGTTTTGTTCATCTAATCTCTCCCCATTGGTTTCTATTTCTACAATTGCGTCTATCTCGCTATTAGCTTCTACCTCATACGTCTTTGTATAAGCTTCATATACATATACTTTGTATTTATTTTTTTTCATCCCAGATATCCATTATTAAATCAACCAACTGTAATTTTATATCCTCATATCTTTTCATAAAAAATTCATTGGATTGATCAATTTCAGCTTCAGGGTAAAAGTTTGTAATTAAATCTTGTAATTTTTCATCCATTTCATCTTCATCAATTATGATGTCATGTTTATCAGTCATTGATTTTCTCACTATCAATATCTGCAATCTCTTCTATTTTTTTTACAACATATCCTGCTGAACGTATTCTTTTTTCCATAACAACTTGTTCTGATGCACCCTTCTCTAAGGCTTCATCAATATTGTTGGCTTCAATTATTAGTTCGTGAGTAGTAGTCCACTCGGCTACGGCTTTGTAAGTTTTCATATTATCTCCTTTTTAAATAGTGCTAGACCTGTCAATGATCACGAAAGGGGAACAAGCCTAGCACAGGGTATGGAGTAAAAAGTTTTTCACATAAGCAAACTTGCTAGTAGTTAAGTACGAGGAGAAATTAACATTTGATAATCTGCCTATTGTGAAAGTATCGTGTTCTCTCCTTTCTAACTCCATAATTAAATTATTATTCTAAGTTTATAGGATTGTCAAATATAAAATTAATTATTTATTTTAGCACCTTTAGATAGGTTATCTTTTGCCCATAAAGGTTGTAGGTTTTTATAATGAAAACATTTTTTCTGTTCAGATAATTTAGACAAATCAAAACTTGTACAGGGTTTTATATGATCAATATGCCATTCACCGTGATTATTCCATGACATCCCTTTTATAAATTTATTCTCCAGGTACTGAATTAAAAAACTAATTTCACATCCAATAAGTTTCTCTAAAGGAAGTGATTTAGAATTATTCTTTAAAGCTAATAAAATTCTTCTTCTTATATTTTCTTTTATACGATTTTGTGGATTTTTTCTTTTAACATTTTTTGCATATAACCTATCTCTTTCTTTTAATACTTCTAAATTTTCTTCTCTATATTTTTTATTATAGGCTCTTCTTTTTTCTTTTACATAATCTCTTTGGTTGTATTCTTTTGCTCTTGTTTTGTACTGAAGCGTTTTACTTCTCTTTCGATCTCTCTCTCGGATTTTTTCAATATTGTTAATTTTATATCTTTTATCTTTTTCTGCTCGTTTACTTTTTCCATAAGGAGTTGAATAATATTTTTTCTCATGAATTTTATTACACTCAATACAGGATTTGGTAGAAACTAATCTCTCAGCAATATGATTTCTTAAACAAGGTTTGCCTGTGAAATATCTTTTTAAATTTTTTTGCTTAGCTTCTTTTCTAGATATAATCTCCATATCCTAATTGTATAGGATATAAATTATTCTTCGTCAATCTTATTATCAATCTCTTTCCACTCAGCGTCTTGAATCAATTGATTTTCCTCTTTATATTTTTCTAATTTTTCTTTTAATTCTTTTCTGGACATATTATCAAGACTAGCAGTGACTACTTCTTTCCTATCAACATAAAAACCACCCAGTAAACCTCTTCTGTATTCAGCATTGATCGCTGCACTAAACTGATCTTTCTCAATAGCTAAATCTCTTAATCTTGCCATTTCTCTTGCATGTTTCATAAAATCTATTCTTGCCGCTTGAGCATAATCTTTTGTGAGTTCGTCAATGTATTCTACAACACGAGGAAACATTTTAGGATTTTGTAAATTACAAGCTATTTGAGTAGCTGAATGTTCAGAATATCCAGCGAGTTTTGCACACTCCGTTGGAGTTGCTCTACCATTTTCTTTTACTAACATTTGAACAAAAGACCTTTGCCTTCTGGTCAATCCATCTTTCTCAATTATATCACCATGATTTTTAGCCATCACACTCACAATCTTCTTCTATATCTAAACCACATAAAGGGCAAAAGTCAATAATTTCAGTCATTTTTATTTTTCCTAAAGTAATGAGGTAAGGCTAAAGTATTGGCAGGGTAATGGCTCAAACTATTGAAATATATATATAATATATACATCATTACTTGATTACGTGAAAAAAATGAAATGAAAAAATTTTTTATATAATAATTGTTATAAAAATAACTATATATTGTTCCTGAAACTAATTTGTACCGAGATCCTTGATACATGATACCTGAAAATTAATCCTCGTATAAAGGTTTATTGACCTTTCTTCTTACGTTTATCAAATCACTAAGCATTTTACTAAGCTTTGTAGCCTCCTCAGGACTGTCTAAAGCTATAAAATCACCCTTCTCAATGGCATAACCCATGGCTTTATCACCTAAATCCACGAGTTTACCTTCAATCATCCTAATAGTAGGGTATAAAATTTCTTTTCCCTCGTATTCATTCGACTGTGTAAATACCGTTTTACCATTCATTTCTGGAGTTTTTGGATCTAAGGCTCTTTGGACCCATTCTAAATTCATTATGGATTTTAAATCAGACATTTTTACCCCCAAAAACCCATTTTAAGAGCCCTGTGGAGCAC